CACTTTGTACGAAAGGCCTCCGCGTTTAAAAGCGCCGGAGATACCCGCAAGCCCCATAGCGCATGCCGATGTGCCGCAATCAAGTGTGGCCTTGTTTGGGAAATGGCTGCGGCCTACTATGTTCAAATCGAACTTGATGCCAGTCTTGTTCTTCGCATCAGCTTCGAGCATATCGGCCAATTTCAAAAGTCTGCGCTTATTCATCCTAAGCCCCTTTCTGCCCGATGCGCCGCTGGGGGAAGCGAACGCATCGGGCTTTGAAAACTGTTAAAGCCAGCGGTGCTTGAGAGCATAGCCGCCATCTGAATCAGGTTCGCCGTTGCGGCGCCCATGAGGCTTCGCAGTGCCGTTCGGCCACAGCGCCTTGCCAAGCTGGTAGACAACATGAAAGCCCATGTCCATGCCGCAGCCACCGACCACCATACCGTCACGATTTGCCAGCTTATAGCCAAGCACGCCAGCCACCGCGTAATTTGGCTCGATGATTCGCACGCCACCATTAGGTGATGCGCGGTCGGGCTTGAGTAGGATCACACGGATATGCCGCGACATGCCGCTGCGCGATACGTGGGTCAAAACCGTGTAGACGGTATCGCCGGGCTTAAGCCATTTTAGTAATTGCGCGAGATATTGTTCGTTTTCGGTTTTAGGGACTGCCATTTGGCGTCACTCCTGTTTGAGGTTAGAAGCACACTCTTTCACACGTTTCGCAAGTCGCCAAGGGAAATCGGCGACATTTTATTTCAAAATTACAAACTCGATATCGTCCTCGCCAAACAGCCCGATTGACCGCTTGCTCCAATCCCGTTCCAACGCAGCGCGAGCCGCAGCTGCCGTGCCTGCCCAATACTCAGTCAAGATAACGCCCTCTTTTACCGGAGCGCTTGCCGTACATCGATATCGCTTGCTCCCTGGCATGTAGAAGCAAGAGCCGAGATGCCTGGCATTGTACTTGCTCCACAGCTCCCAACGGACTGAATTGCGCGGACCGTCAGCGCGGCGGTGCCAGCTGCCATATGGCGATCACTTTATCCTTTGGCGCTCGCGGGTTGTTGTGAAACGCTTCAATTCGATATTCTGGCATTTTCAGTCCCTTTCTCCGGTTGATCGAGCCTCTGGCGAAGCCCGTGGTGCGTTAAAAATAAAAAGATGATGCGTAGTGTGTCGGGATTTTGGAGCGCTCAGCTAGCTTCCGGTACGATGACCTCAACCATGTGATCAAGCGGAAAGCCAACAGTTATGCAATCAAAATAAACGCAGAGACACTCTGGCGTCTCCAGTTCATATTCGACCACGCGAGCGTACTCATGTTCCAGCTCAGGCTTGTCATGGCTCGGGTCGGCGAAGGAATCGCCTTCGAGGTCTACAAAGTCGCCTTCGCGTAATTCAGAGACAGGTTTTTTCATTGTCTTAGCCTTTCGGTTTGAGGTGCGGGGGAGTTTCAACGCGAGTGCTCGGGATGCATCTGGCGCTGCGTGTCGTTGACTAGCGCCAACATGGCGGGACCATCATAAAGCGCGCTGTCGCGCACCTGCCGGCCATTGCCGTAGAACGCGGCAATGTCGATCAAGTCGCCGTTGTTGCTATCCCACTGGCACCACACGCGAGCAATTCGCCCGTCAATACCGTGGCACGGCCATGTCGATTGAAAATCGCGCAAAGCAATGTGGTCGATAGTTGCGGAGTATGTACCTTGTGACATGATCAGGTTTCCTTCGGTTGCAGGATGTCAGGGAAGGCCGCGGCGATCGCAGCCTGGGCTTCCGGGGACGGCGTGAAGTTATCGAGGCGCCAAAGCCGCAGGATCTCGGCGTGGGTGAAGGTGTCGGCGCGCATCGCCGTGTACACTTTCAAGGCTTGCCGGTCCTGGCGAGCTTGCGAGCTGTCGGGCTTGCCGGCTGGCGTCATGAGATCAACCGCAGCCAACCGCTGCGGCAAATCCGCCGGCATCGCGAAGCGGCCGCGCTCCCAGTTGCTAACCGTGAGGCGCGACACTGGCGGATTGAGGCGCGCGCCGAGTTCGGCCTGGTTGAGTTTGTACTGCTTGCGCAGCACTGTGAGTTCGAGAGGAGTCATCTTATTCCATCCATTGTTCGGCGAATTTGTTGATCGGAGCCATCAGCGTTTCGAGCTTAGTGGTGTAGTTGCTGATAAAATCGGCACCGTTGCCGGGCACAACGTTTACCCAATATTTGTAACCTTCCCGCGGGCGTTTGCCACCGTTCTCAGCGGCGTAGATAAAAAGACCGCCGCCATCCTGGTCGCTGATTTCAATGCGGTAGCCTTGATCGACCAGAGCTGTGATCACTTTACCCATTAAAATGTCTTCTAAAAGCTGGTTCCAAGCCATGATATCGCCCTTTCGTGTATAGGTTAGCATAGTGCTTTACTATGCGCTGCATAGCGAATGTGCTATGCAATCGCTATGCACTGTATAGCTGTCGTGCATAGTGTCAAGCCAAATGCATAGCGATTTGCACGGCAAAAATGCATGGCTGTGGTGTCGAGCCATGCAAAAATGTGCTATGCATGCTAGTATTAAGTGTATGAAAACATTAAATAAAATGCGTATTGCATAGTAGTAGTAGCAGAAAAAATGTATAGGGGTGATTTTGAAATGTATAGTGCATAGCGGTGCGCTATGCACTGCATTTTTCCAAGTAGGCATCTCATTTCAAAATAATACTACTACTACTATGCAACACTATGCATTTCTATATTCTATCGGCATGGAATGCTAGTGCCACCGATGGATTGCATAGCGATACTAGTGAAATGCATAGCGCTCAACCTATGCATTGCATAGTGAATGTGGCTGGATTGTGGCGATCTCGCCGACCTGGGGCGGTAGGCTGCGCAGTGCATAGTGGTTGGTGCTATGCACGCAACATTATAATCCAACGCAACAATATGTCGCGCAACAATGTTTCAAACTCGAAACTCGGGGTTTTGGGGGGCCGACGGGCAAATAGGAAATTTTTATGATGCCAACCGCCTAGCGATTCAAAAATTCAGGATTTGCCCTTGCTAATACTTCGGGCTTCGCTACGGTGATCTTCGTGCTTCACCCCCAACGAGGAAAGGTTGACCATGCACCCCAGCGAACATAATCCCGACGATTTAGCGGCTGCGATCGAGATGCCGCGCTACAAATCCCACAAGCACGTCTGGGCTTTGGAGATCGCGTCAGTAACCCATCGTACTGATGGGTCAGGCGTTTGGCGCCTTGAGTTTGTCGACAAAGGCTACGCACCCATATCTGCGCCTGCGGAGATGTTCACGCGCTACCAGCCCGTAGCAGGCGACTTCTACGTGCAATACGTCGATGGTTACAAATCGTTCAGCCCCCGCAAGGCATTTCTCGAAGGGTATACGCGCGAGTAAAAATAGCGCGTGCAAAATTCTAAAAACCGTGCTCCTAATACTTCGCCCCCTCCATGGGCGTTTACTCCCTAACTAAGCCGGTAACACCCGGCCTTTTTCCCCAGTTGCCAAGTATCCCAAATTGTGCTTCGATGCCACTTCAATGAAAGGGGAACTACACATGCCAGGAACACGAAAAGAAGTCGCTGAGGCTATAATGGCATTGAGCTACATCGAGATGATGGAGTTAAGCGAAGCCTTCGCGGACAGTCTAAAAGAAGATCGAGACAGCGACATCATGGTAGACCTTACCAATCGTGATGTTGTTGCAGATCGATTCCGTTGGTGGGCCGAGGGATACCTCGATGCGCTAGAAAGTGAGCGCGAGGAGGTGGCCCAATGAAAATCGAGAAGAATGTACCCATCCCTCGTCGCGGCTACGAAATGCCATTCGATCAAATGGAGGTCGGCGACTCTTTCGTGCTGCCCGATAGCTTCTCGCCAGGATACGCCAGAGCGCTCATTCGGAAAGCCCAAAAATCTATCGGCAGAAAATTCACCCTCCGAAAGATCGGAGACAGCTTTCGATGTTGGAGAATTGAATAATCAGAAACGCTGAACGCCCCGCAGCATTACCCGCGAGGCGTCCTTGCTCCCTCTACGCCGGCCGGCGGCGCCGCGCGAAAGGGTTAAGCACGGCGCAGGAACAGGCTTGCACGCACGCCGTTATCGTGCAACACTGAATCGAACATGGACATCCACGTCTACTTTCACGACAGCCTGTCCGCACTTTTGCTGGAACGCGCTGTAAAACGCCTGGAGCACCACATGACCGCCCAGACCGACCGCCTGATCGCTGATGTCACCGCGCTGATCAACGAAGCCACCACCGACATTGCAGCGGCCATTGCTCGTGCTCAGAACCAGTCTCCCGACCCTGCGATCGACGCCCTCGATGGACAGGTCACCGCGGCTACCCAGAAGCTCAAGGACGCGATGGCGACGCTTCAGCCGAACGCACCCGGCGCGCCAGCGCCTTCTACCCCCGGTTTGTAAGGATTACTGCCTACTACCCCTCAAATGGCCGGAGACATCGCCATGTTCATGATTCGCTCCCCGCAGACCATCGAGCTTCTGGCTACCGAGCACGGCGTGCCACTGCCTGCTCCGGCGCCGTCGCACTACATCCACGATCCCGCGGTGCCTTACCGTCCGCCGGTCCCGCTTACCCCCGCGCAGCAGGCTGCCGCCGACAAGGCAGCGAGCGAGCCCGCACCGGAGTTCGAGAGCCACGGCACGGCGACGTTCGACGTCGATGGCGACGATACTTCGAAGTGTCGCCTGACCATCGCCTCGAAGGATCGGGTCTGGACCTACATCTTCAACACCCGTGGCGCGCTGGTGTCATCGGCATACGAGGACGACAGCATCCGCAAGGCGAAGGAAGCCGCAGCGCGCAAGTGGGACAGCGTTAATCACGAGGCACCGACATTCGGACAGACTCAGGCGATCTCCGACAAACTGGTGCAGCAATGGGACGATCGTTCGTCGTCGGTTCGCTCTGACCTCAATCAGGCGCAGGCGGGGGTTCCTGTTGACACGCGTTTACCCGACAGGGGATCGCCCTTTTGACTCCGCTCTCCAGCAGCAATCTGGCCGGCTACGACTACGACCCAGACACCCAGTTGCTGACCATCCAGTTCACGTCCGGCCGCAGCTATGACTACAAGAACGTGCCGCAGGACATAGTCGACGGGCTGGCGCAGGCGGATAGTTCGGGCAGGTACTTCAACAGCAACATCAAGAACGTGTATGGATGACCCCCGCGACGCGCTTATAGAAAAGCTCGCGCGCAATCCACGGCTGTTGCACGCTACTTTGTTCAGCCACAGGCATCCAGACGAAACCCCCGACTTCCATCTGGAGATGATCGACGATTGGTGGTCGGACTACCCTTACGTCGGAGAGGAGGCGTTTCGCGGCGGTGGCAAGTCGACGGTGGCCGAGGAGGCCATCACCGGCATGGCGCTGCTGCGCAAGTTCAAGAACGCGGTTATCCTCGGTGACAACGAGACCCGCGCCAAGGAGCGCCTCACGTCGGTCAAGCACGAGATCGAGACCAACGAGTTTATCGAGGAGTTGTTCGACCGCCAGGTGGGCGAGACCTGGACCGAGACCAAGATCGTCCTGAAGAATGGCGTGGTGATTCACGCGCTCGGTCGCGGTCAGTCGATGCGCGGCACCAAGCACCTCTCTGAGCGGCCGGACATGGTGTTCGGCGACGACATGGAGAGCGAGGACGACATCCTCACCCCGGAGGCGCGCGACAAGTTCAGGTCGTGGTGGTCGAAGGTCGTCGTACCCTCGCTGGCGCCCAAGCACCGCGTTCGCGTCGCCGGCACCCCGCTGCACCCGCAGGCGTGGCTGGTGCGGGCGAAAGCAGCATCGGGCTGGCGCTTCAAGACCTACCCGATCAAATATCGCGACGTGCAAGGGCAGTGGCAGCCGACGTGGCGCGCACGGTTCCCCCTTGCGTGGATCGACGCCAAGGAGCGCGACTATCAGGAGACCGGTAGCACGCAGGAGTTTGTGCAGGAGTTCATGTGCCAGCCTGAAGATCCCGCGATCAAGGCGTTTACCGGCGACATGCTCAAGGTTGAGCCGACAGTGCGAACCTGGCACGCTACCTATTCGATGTACGATCCCGCGCGCACGGTGAAAACCACTAGCGCAACAACCGGAGTGGTGCATTTTTCATGGATAAACAATCGACTGATGGTGTGGGACGCCTACAGCCCGAAGTGGAAGCCGGACGAGATCATAGCGGACATATTTCGTGCGGACGAGATGTATGCACCTGTTACTATAGGCGTCGAGAGGGATGGTCTGGAGGAGTTCATTTTACAGCCCTTGAGGCAAGAACAGGTGCGTCGCGGCTACGCGATCCCGATCCGACCGATGAAGGCGCCGAAGGGGAAGCTTGACTTCATCCGTTCGATGCAGCCGTTCTTCAAGGCTGGCGAGGTGTTGTTTGCCAAGGACTTGCCGGAGTTGCGCGCGCAGTTGCTGGGCTTCCCCACCGGCGCGATCGACATCCCCAACGCGCTGGCCTACGCGCTGATCCTGCGGCCAGGCCAGCCGATCTATGACGGGTTCTCGTACCTGAATGTGGCCGAGGAGATTTTCAAATTGCCGCGGCAGCCGGTGTATCTGGCGGTTAACGCCACGCAGATGTACACCACTGCGGTGATGGTGCAGAGCAACGATGGAGTGTTCAATGTCCTCTGGGATGCAGTTCGAGAAGGTGATCCGGGCGCTGTTCTTTCGGCCATCGTCGCCGACGCCGGCCTCGAAGCTGGTCAACGACCCAGACTTTATGGATCGCCCGAGCACTTCGGCAACTACGACACGGTGGGACTTAGGGGCGCCGCCCGCAAAGTCCCCGTCGACCTGTCGCAAGGTGGCCTCGGACTGGACGGTCGCGACGAGATCAGGGGGCTCCTGCGCAAGCAACTTCGAGGTAACCCAGCGCTTCGAGTGAGTAGCCGGGCACGCTGGACCCTGAACGGCTTCGCCGGCGGGTACTGCAAGGAAGTGCTGAAAAACGGGATACTTTCTGAATTTGCCACTGAAGGGCCGTACAAAACCTTGTTCGAAGGGCTCGAATCATTTGCATCGCTGCTGAAAATGGGTCACATTGGTGAAGACCAGCCCGTAAATTGGCAAACCACATCTGATGGCCGAAGATTTATCAGCGCAAGAGCAGTTGCAGGCAGGTAGACGAGAACTACCGACGACGGGGCAAGCGATCCCCGAGTTTCAATTTGTCTTGGGTTGCAACAAGGATGCCTTGGACGAACCTTACGTGCTGGTGAGGCATGTAGCATCGGGCAAGATTTACGATTCGCGGGATTGTCCAAAAATTTCGACGGGCCCAAAGATGTGCCAGCAATTGCTGCGCGCTATCTGGTTCATGTGGGTGGATCAGGGCAAGCCGGAAACGGATTTTTACATGGACGTTAGCGATGGGCCTAACTACAAACCGGCTGCCTGATGGCCGATGAACCCGATTCCGTCGAAGACGATGCCGACGACAAAACAGACGTCGCGCGCAAGGTCGACATTTCAAAGCGCGCCGGCGTATCGAAGCAGTTAATCGAGTTGTTCGCCGAGGTCGAGCAGGGCTTTCAGGATCAGTCCGAACGCTCCGACGACATCATGGACTACTGGGACATCTACAACACCAAGTTGAATGGTCACCAGTTCTACAACGGCAACTCCCAGATTTACGTGCCGATCGTCCACAACGCGGTCAACGCGCGCAAGACGCGCTTCGTCAACCAGATGTTCCCGACCAACGGCCGCAACGTCGATGTGACGTCGGAAGACGGCACGCTGCCCTACGCCGAGATGTCGCTGTGCGAGCACTACATCCACAAGGCGCAGTTGCGCACCAAGGTGATGCCGTCGCTGATGCGCGCCGGCGATGTCGAGGGCCAGTACAACGTCTATGTCTCGTGGGTCGAGCGCGAACGTCACGTGACGTGGAAGACCACGAGCATCCCCGAGATGGACGGAGGTGGTGAGAACCCGGCAGCAGAGCCCGTTGAGGACGTTCACGAAGAAGTGATAAAGGACTGTTTTCCCTGCACCGAGGTAATCGCCGATGCCGACGTGCTGGTACTGCCGCAGACCGCCGACAGCATCCCCGACGCGATTGCCAGCGGCGGCTCGGTGACGATCATTCGGCGCTGGAGCAAGTCCAAGATACGCGAGATGATTCGTGAAGGCGTGGTGCGCAAGGATACAGGCGAAGCATTGATCGGGCGGATGACCGAGCGCACCGAAGCCGGCGGCGCGCAGAAAAACAAGCTGCACCTCGAAGCCGCAGGCATTCACAACGATGGCGGCACCAAGTTCGCGCTGGTGTATCAGACCTGGTCGATCCTCAAGGTGAACGGCGAGCGGCGGCTATGCGAGTGTTTCTACGGCGGCGAGGAGCAGGTGCTGGGTGCGCGGCGCAACCCGCTGTGGTCCGACAAGGTGCCGGTGCTGAGCGTGCCGGTCGAGAAGGTCGCGGGCGCCTTCAAGGGTGTCAGCAAGGTCAAGCCGGTGGCCGACATCCAGTATTTCGCCAACGACGCTATTAACGAAGCCGCAGATAGCGCTGCCTACGCACTGCTGCCGATCGTGATGACCGACCCGCAGAAGAACCCGCGCGTGGGCTCGATGGTGCTTTCGTTGGCCGCGGTGTGGGAGACTTCACCGAACGACACCAAGTTCGCCGAGTTTCCGCAGTTGTGGCAGCACGGCTTCGAGATGGTGGCTGCTGCCAAGGCGGAGGTAGCGCAGACGCTCAGCGTGTCGCCGGCGGCGATCACCGGCGGCGGAGCGGCGTCGAAGTCCAAGCCGTCGCAGGCCGAGATCGCGCAGGAGCAGCAGATCGACATCCTGACCACGGCCGATGCGGTTACGGTGGTCGAGCAGGGCGTTTTGACGCCGTGGTTGGAGCTCGTGATCGAGATGGACCATCAGTACCGCGACGAAGACCTGATGGTGCCGCAGTTCGGCCGGATGGGGCTGGAGGCGCAGATGGAGGCGGTGCCGCCGATTTCTTTCGACAAACGCTACCAGTTCAAATGGTTCGGGGTTGAGCAGGCGCGCTCGGCCCAGCAGATACAGCAGCAGATCGCAGGCATGAACGTCATTCGCGGCATCCCGCCGCAGCAGCTCAACGGCTACAAGGTCAATCTTGTGCCGATCGTGACCCAGCTTGTCGAGAATACGTTCGGGCCACGGCTGGCGCCGCTGATCTTTATCTCGCCGGAAGCCCAGATGCCGGTGCCGGTCGAGCAGGAGAACACGCTGTTGCTGTCGGGCTTCGAAGTTCCCGTGCACGAAATGGACGACGATCAGGCGCACATTCAGGCACACGCGACGATTTTACAGGACGCCGAGGGGAAGAACGCGCCGAACGCCAAAAAGACACAGGCGCACATTTTTGAACACATGCAGCAGGCGCAGCGAAAACAGCAGGCGGCGATGGCGACACAGGGCGAGCCGGGCATCCCCGGCGGCGCGATGGGTGGCGAGCCACAGCCCGGCGTCGCCGGTACGCCGCGGATGGGCGCACAACCTGCGCAAGCAATTGGTGGCCAAAACCCACCCGGTAGTATACACCACGATCAACTCCGTGATCCCGCAGTGATGCCGAGGCTATGACCATGATTAGAAAAAATATGCCGTTTGTCTTTTTAGCAGCATGGCTGTTTGCTTTTTTATTTTTGCCAGCGCCTTCTGGTGCGCAGGATACCCAGCCGCTGACCAGCAAGCTGAACATCACTACGGGCACAGTGGTGAAGCCCGCGCAGGGCGTGCTGGTCACGTTCAACGTCACGGTGGCCGGTGCTGCCGGTGCGGTCTACGACACGACGACTACGGGCGCTGCCGCGGCGGGTAACCAGATTGCTGTGATCCCCGCGGTGGTCGGGACGTACTACATGCAATTTCCTTTTCTTAACGGGCTTGTCGTCGTGCCCGGCGCGGCGCAGGTTGTATCGGTGAGCTACAAATAAAGGGGAGATTAGGCATGTTTAACGAAGCGCTGCTGCGTTTGCTTTGGCCTCACGGCGACAGTAAGGTTTCGGGGTTGATCGCGGGGATTGCCGCATCGGCGCCTGCCGTGTTTCAAAAGTACGGGATCGATTCGGACCTCGTTATTTGTCATGCCTTTGCGCAATTGTCTGAAGAGTGTGGCAACGGCACCGAGATGATGGAGAATATGAACTATTCGGCCGCTCGGCTGCTGCAGGTTTTTCCTAGCCATTTCACGCGTGCGCAAGCTATCGCTATGCAGCACCAGCCGCGTCTGATTGCGGATCAGGCTTACGGTTCGCGGATGGGCAACCACACCGGCACCGACGACGGCTGGAATTATCGAGGACAAGGATTGGCGCAGACCACAGGACGTGTTGGTTACGCGGCACTCGCCAAGGCTACCGGTCTCGATTTGATTGCGCATCCAGAATACGTCATTTCGCCCGAGCATGCATTGGAGTGCGGCATTGGAGACTTCGTGCTGTGCGGCTGCCTGCCGTATGCCAGGAAAGATGATCTGGTCGCGGTATCCTCGCTGCTCAACGTTGGGCACATCGTTCGCGATACCAGCAAGATCAATGGTTTTGAAATGCGCAGGCACGAACTGGCGATCTGGAAACACGCGATGAAATTATCATGATCCGGCTCGCTGCACTGATCCTGCTGCTCGCTATCGCGCCCGCCCGTGCCGACGGCTGGTATCGCTGCTGCACCGGAGGCGTGACCTATGAGACGTATCCGGTGACGAAGCCGCAACAAACCCCTCAGCAAAACGAACGCGACACCGGTGCGCGTCCCATCATTCCCTATGGCGGCGGACCGAAAGACAAATCCCCGCCTGCACCGCCGCCGGAGTCGAAGTGATGATCCGCTGGCTCCAACAGCTTTGGTGCGGCTATCGAGGTCATCCGTATTCAAGAGCTACGGTCCCGAATGTCGGTCGGCACCTGTATTACGACGAACCGAATACCGAAACGACCTACTGCAACAATTGTGGTGCAGTCATTTCCCGCTCATGGACTGACAACGCCGGAACGGGGACTATTTGCTCATGACCCGCCACTGCGTTTGCGAAGAGACGGGAGCGGCGACGGCCCTTGATGATGACGACCGTTGCTCGCTATGCGGACTGCGAAGTGAGCTGGAGGTACTGCAACATGATTCGAGAAACGGTGAACTGGTGGATTCTTGGGCCGACGTTGATCTTCATGCTCGGGCTGGCGTTTGTCAAGGCAACCGGCGGGTGAAGCGATGATGGTTGGCCTCTACGCCGTCTTGATGTTGTCATCCGTTGGAGGATTCACCGTCGCAGCCTGCGGGATAATGAACAATAGCAATAACAGATACCCCGGACCGCTGGCAGTGGCAGCAGCAATAGCGTTCGGCTTGGCGATGTTGATACCGTTGCCGTAGGAGAAACAAAATGAACGCAGCCGACGCTTGGGTGATCTGCACACTGATCGTCTGCATCACCGTGCTCATTATTTTCTTTCGCATCGACCACAACATTCATGAAGGAGACCTAAAATGAACGCAGAGCAGGTTAAAAGTTTCGTCCGATGGTTTAGCGCCACCGTGGGGCCTTTCCTTATTTCGCACGGCTACATCTCGGCAGGCGGTCTTGAGATGGCGGGCGGCGTTGTCGTTTCGCTAGCTCCGCTGATCTGGGGGATGTTCGTTCACACCCAGCAGAACGCGGTCGCTGTCGTGGACGAGATCGCAAAGCAGGTGGATTCCCCGGTCAAGGCTGTCCTAACCGAGCCAACGCAAGAGGGCCGCGATCTCGCCGCTGCGATGCCCGGCAATACAACGGTGGTTGCCGGATCATCCGCAGCAGCAGCAAAGGCAGCCTGACATGCGTAAGATCATCCTCGCCGTCACGCTGGCGCTGTCCCTCGCGGGTTGCGCCACGCTGCCCGATGGCACGAAGGTTTTTCTGCCGACTGCAAGCGTCAAGAACCCTGTCACCTCGCTGAGCCTCTACGATATCAAGGCCACCTATGCCATCGCGCAGGCCGGCGCTGATGCGTATGTCCAGCGTTACCGGGATGGATTCCGCTGCACCAAAAGCAAGCTGGAAAGTGTAACCAATCTGTGTTCGCGCCGATCCATTGTCGTGAAGATGCAGGCAGCCGACCAGCAAGCACAGATCGCCTTGGGTAAGGCTGACACGTTCATCATGAACAACCCGACGATTGACGCATCGTCCGTCATATCTGCCGCCCAATTGGCCGTAAATGCCTTCTACACCATTCAGAAAGGAAATCCGTAATGGACCCGGTAGCAATCATCGGAGCTATTGAGGCCGCGTTGAACATGGCGGTTGAACTTGCTCCCACGGCTATCAAGGCGGAGCAAGTGATCGCGCCGATTGCGCAGGCGCTTTGGGATCACATTGTCAATAAGAAGGTGGTTACCCAAACCGACCTCGACGCTCTCAATGCTCAGCTCTCGGCGACTTCAGCGCGCATTCAAGGGTCGCTTCCGCCGGAACAGTCTGACGACGTGTAGGCCACGCGAGATCAGGGAATGTTGGCCAGATCTAACAGCAACGGCAGTCCGCAACTAACGTGGTCTGTTGTCATCGCTGCCATCGGCGCCTTTTGCATATTAGCAGGTGGCGGCTACACGATCATACAAAACCAGTTCAACTCTAGCGATAAGCGAATAGACGCAAACCTAAAAGAAACCGAACTGATTCGGAGGGAATACCTCTCATTGCGGGAGCACCTGGCATTTCAGCACGAGCTGGGAACCGTGAACGATTCCTTTAAGGCGCGTTTTATCGCGCTTGAAACAGCACAACGCGAACTGGTTTCTCGTCAAGCCCGCACGCCCGTTGAAGGCAAGGAGGTCGACGTTCTTTCAGCGGCAATCGACAAGCGTTTCGACGCGATGCAGCAACAAATAAACGACATCAATCGGCAGATTGCGGCGTCAATTCTACAGCCGGGGTATGTGCGACCGCAGCCGCAACAGCAACCGCACTGACTACCTTTTCGGTTCCTGTTGACATAATAGTTCCTTACGCATAGTCTGCGCGCAATTTAGTTTCGAGTGGTTGCCGTAAGCAGCCCCCGATCTGCACCCGTAAGGTGCTCACGACTAGCGGCCGTAAGCCCGCCGAAGGAGAAGACGATGGACTTGTTCAAGAAGTATCTGTTGACCTCGGCCGCACGATTTTCACCTCCGGGTGAGGGTGGCGAACCAGAACTCGAAGGGGAAGAGCATGTCGAAGAAACCGTTCCCAATGAAGGGGAAGATGAAGGGCTCGGCGAAGATGCCGGAGCCGAAGAAGGGCCGGATGGCGCCGGCGAAGATGCGGAAGGGGATGGCGAGGGGTCGATAGACGCCCAACCGGAGCCGCGCAGGAATCGCGCGGGTGACACTATTCGGCAACTTCGAGCGCGCGTTCAGACTGAGACGACTGAACGCCAGCGGATCGACCGGGAGCTTCAGGAATTACGGGCTGCGCAGCGGCAACGCGAGCAGCAGAATCAGCAGGAAAGTCCGACCGACCGCGCAGCGCGCCGGGCTTTGATGGATCCCACGGAAGTCCTTCGGGAGGACATGCGGGAGTCCGAGGAGCGCACGAGGAATTTGCTGCAGCAACAGGCGATGCAGCAGCAGGAGACGAGCGACAAACTGGGCTACAACAGCATCCTGCGGGATGCGCCGCATCTGCGGAAGTATGATGCGGAGGTCGAGAAGATCAGGCTGGAACAGCAGGCCCGTGGAGTGTTCGTTCCTCGGGAGGTGCTTTTGGATTTGGCGATCGGGCGCGCGGCGCGCGCAGCGGCAACGAAGAAGGCGCCGGCAGCGAGACAGCAGGCCGCGGCACGGGTTGCAGCGCAGCAATCTCGTCCGGCAGCGGCAAGAGGCGACACTGCCACCCAGCGCGGGAAGCAGGGGGACAGCCTGGAGAAGCGCCTAGAGAATGTACCGATTTGAGGTAACGCATTGGTAGCGTTGCCATTTTAGGAGACTACCAGAATGGCAACGAACGTAGCGTCCTCATTCTCCGCCGATATCGAAAACTATATCGCGGACAAAACGCTTCCTCTCGCCCGCAAGCAATTGGTGGCTTACCAGTTCGGCGACCCCCTCACTCTCCCCAAAGGCCGCGGCACCACCTACACCGCAACGCGGTATCTTCGAGTTCCGCTGCCATACGCGCCGCTTTCGGAAGGTGTCCCGCCGATCGGCGAGACCATGTCGATTCAGCAGGTGTCGGCGACCGCCCAGCAATGGGGCGACAAGATCACCATCACCGACGTGGCTGAGCTGACCATCAAGCATCCGCTGTTCGTCAAGGCGACTGAGCTTGTTGCCCTGCAGATTGCGGAAACGCTGGAGCGCAACACCTTCAACACCTTGAACTCCGGCACCCAGGTCAACTACGTGAATACTCGCGGCTCGCGGGCTTCGTTGGTCGCCGGTGACGTCATCAACCCCCACGAAGTCAATCGCGCCTACGGTGCGCTGTTCACCCTCGGTGCGCCCCGCTACATGGGCGACGAGATGACGGACACCAAGCTGAAGGCGAACGACGGCGGCGCCAAGGCGTCATCCAACCCGCGGATGATGCCGCATTACGTGTCGTTGATGCACCCATTGGTGGCGCAGGACTTCCGCGAGAACTCGACCGTCACCACCGCGTGGTCCTACTCGGACATCAACCGGCTTTACAACTACGAGGCCGGCGAGTGGGGTGGCATCCGCTTCTGCCTGTCCAACATGGTCCCGACCTGGACCGGCGTAGCGCAAGTTAACGGCACGGCGGGGACGGCCGGCGCGCTGGCGACGGGCACTTACTTCGTCAAGGTGACCGGATCTGACACCCAGAATCAGTTCGAGAGCCAGATTTATCAGGTTTCGGCCTCGATATCGGTGACGGGACCGAACGGCTCGATCGCGGTCACGGTGCCTTCGACCGCGGGCTTCACCTACAACGTCTACGTCGGCACTGCCAACACCACGCTGAACCTCGGTCTGACTGCATCCGGCCCTACGGTCGGTCCGCAGGCGGGCCAGGCCGTGCAGATCGCCGCCGGCGCCACCGTGATCGTCACGGGAGTGGGCGCCGCGCAGACGCCGCCCGCACCTCCTGCCACGGGCGTTACGGTGTATCCGACCTACATTCTCGGCCGCGGCGCCTATGGGCAGGTGATGCTGGACGATGCGCGGTTCACTTATCTGAAGGAAGCGGACAAAAGTGATCCACTCAATCAATTGAGGGTGGTCGGGTGGAAGGTGTTCTATGGAACACTTTTGGAAAATCAGCAATTTTTCATGCGAATTGAAAGCACTAGTGCCTTCAGTTCATCCTTCGGGTAAGCGTGATAGGTATTCTGCGGCCCGGCGTAACAACGCCGGGTCATCTTTGAAGTGCCCGATCCCGCGATTGCAGTGTTCACACAGCAAACCGCGAACGGCTTTGGTGTCATGGCAGTGGTCAATATGAAAGCGCAGCAATCGAGTGCCAGGGGCTACGGTAGCACAGATGGCGCATCGGCCGTCTTGGGCCACCAGCATGGCATCGTAAGTGCCGGGGTCTATGCCGTACCGCCATCGAGCGTTATTGTCTTTGTGGCGCTCTACGTTGGCATCGCGCCATTTTTTAGAGCCGTCGCGGTGGGCCTGCGCACCTTCTGGCGTCGCGCGGCGTTCGATCTGCATGGCGTTTGTGCACTCCTTGCAGTACGTGCTGACCCCGTGGAAAGTGCGTTTGTTGCTGCCAAATGCCGAGAGCGGTTTGCGTTCATTGCACCGGGGGCATGGTTTTGTGCCATCAGAAATATCGTGCGGGCTGCCTCTAGTCATGGTGGTATCTCCCTTTCAAGGAAAATGTTTTACCACGTAAAATTTTCCACGTCAACCCTCCATCGAGGCGGCAACGCCCCCACGCAAGGAGCCTTCTGATGGCAACGGGTACTTTAGGAACGGCAGCGACCAGTAGCCTCGTCTCGATCAATGGCTGGAACCCGGCAACTGCAATCGCCGATGTCGCGGCGATCGCGCAGCACATCCTTGGTCAGACCAACCCGACGCACCCGATCGTCCCCGGCGCGTTTTCACCGAGCGGCCTTTTGTATCTTCCCGGTCACCGGGGAGTTATCAAGGTGCAGCCCGGCGACTACGTCGCATACGACCATTTCGGCTGGCCGATCGTCGTGTCATCCCAATCCATCGCAGACGGCTCGTCGAGCTGGGCGCACTCGTAAGGAGCCGATATGGCAGACGACAAGGTAAAAAAGGGACCGCTGGGTCAGAAAGCCATCGTGGATACTTCGATCCTCGATCCGAAGCGCATCGAAGAGATCCGCGCCAAGGCAAAATCCAAGGTCGAGAAGGAGCGCCAGGCTGCGGCTGAAGCGCAACTACTCAGTCAGTTCGAAGCTGAAGAGCGCCAGGCCGGCGGCATCGACGAGCCGTCAGTGGAAATTTACATCGACCTTGCGCCCTACGCCGACCGCATCATGCTGGATGGCGTGATTTATTTTCAGGGGCAGACCAAGACGGTGCGCGAGAGCGTCGCCGCGGTAATGCTGGAGATGATGTCGGCGACGTGGAAGCACCAGTCCATCGTTGACGGCAAGGCCGAGGACTTCTACCGTAAGTCCCGCGGCCAGCGGGTCGTTCCCCTCGGCAACGGCGGAGTGGGAGTCTCCAACATTCTGAGGGCTTGATGGACGGATCGAAAGGGGCAATTGAGACACCTGCACTGGGTGTTTCGTTGAAAGCACAATACGCACGTGGCCGGGAGTTCGTTTTCCAGACGCATGTGGCGCAGGAAATCGCTGGCACGGATCTGGATGCGCTGCTCGACAAACTGAACGGTTCGGCTGATCGCGCTGAAGCGTTTTACGCGCAGGATCAGGCGCGGCGGCAGCTGGAGGTCGAGGAGAAGGCGCTGGAGAACATCGTCCGCAGGCTCGGCGAGGTCGAGGCGAATATCCAGATCAAGGCTGCTGCGGATAATCGGCGCAACGCCCGACCTTCGCCGCAGGATGAAGTGGCGAAGAAACAGGCTCTCGACAGCGTTGAGGAGTCCAAGCGCCGGGTTGCCGAGTGCAAGAAATATCTGGCGGAGCTGATCAAGAAGGCAGGCAATCGGGATGGCGCTTCAAGCCCAGCAAATCGTTAGCCTCGCTTGCCAGATCGCGAAATGTCCCGGCATGGTTGTTCAGGCTGGGCAATTTCTGAACACCACGCTGCAGTCGCTGGCGCAGAACTACGACTTCGACGTTATCCGCAAAACCTACAATTTCAATTTCAACACGTCGTCGACCGGTAACGGGTACGTGGCGGGCTGCGGTCCTAACTTGATGCCGAGCGACTTCCTGCGCGCGCACAAGAAGGGCGCGTTCTATTTCATCAGCGGCGTCCCCTATACGATGATCGGGTACGAGCAGGACGAGTTTGATCAGTTCGTGCAGCAGGCGGGCAACGCGGCCTATCCCTACGCCTTCTACATCGACGTGTCGAAGACACCGATGGAGCTTTATTGCTGGGTGCCTGCCGCTGGTGCCTACGCGGCCACGGTGCGCTATAACCCGCAGATGGCCGACATCACGTCACCGGAGAGCAACAGCGCAGTGCCGTGGTTTCCGAACACGGATTACCTGATCAATGCTACGGCATCTTCGCTGATGGGGTTGACTAACGATGCGCGTCGCGCGCCTGGCGCTGAGTTCAGTATTGAGGCAATCGATGCCCAGTTGAAAAA